CGGGCGCGGCGAGCTCGCCGAGGCGAACAGGAACCAGCTGGCCAGTTTCTTGGCCGCGTCCGTGCAGACGATCGGGATGTAGTTGTCTACGACGATGTCGAACATCGGCGCCACCCAGTTTTTCACCCACGCGGACTGGTTGGCCGTCGCGCCCGCCTCTGTGTTGACGAACTGCATGGTGTTCTTGATGTTGTAGGCCGCCGCCTTGAGGCCCGGCGGCACCACGAGCGTCACCATGTCGTACATGATCGGCTCGCCGTCGGCGTCCACCATCGCGGCGAGCTGCCCGAGGGCAGTGCCGAAAGCGGCGCCCGAGAGCGCCGGGTTGGAGGTGATGATGTTCTTGTTGCCCGCGCTGTAGAGCGTGGCGTGGGGGCCTGTCGACGCGACGTAGAGGCTGGTCACGAGCTTGGCCTCGGTGCGACGTGCCGCCAGTGCCAGGTCACCCGGCAGGCGGCGCAGGGCGCCGAGGTCGTCGTTGATGATGGCTTCCCACGAAAGCCCGACGCGGGCGCCGTACTTGGCGACGCGACCGGTGAGGGGAGCCACGTCCGTCTTGGCGCGCTCGGGATACTGCGCGAACTCCTCGACGGGATCGAGCTGGCCGCGACCGCCGATGACGTCGTAGTACTTGAAGTCGCGGAAGTCGCGGGCGGTGTTGACGGCGCAGAACTTCTGCCAGTCCGGGACGATCGACTCGTACTGCGCGAGCAGCTGCCGGTCGATCGTGTCGGCGAACAGGTACGGGAAGTCCGACACGCCCATGGCCTCCTGGAACCGCATGCGGTTCGGCAGGTTGGGGCGGGTCAGGAACTTGTCGTAGACGTCGACGAAGGCCGCGAGGCGCTCCTCGCTGACGCCGGTCGGCCTGCGGTGGCCCTCGTCGAGCAGGGTGCTGAGGTTGCCGTCGTAGACCTCCTCGCGGATGCTCACTGCGCTTTTCATGTTCTCCTCACTCTCGTCGTCATCGCTGGGGGCTCGTCAGGCTCAGTGCTTGAGGAGCCAGATGATGACGAGCTGGTTGTTGGTCTCGTTGGTGCCCGCGGCCTTGGTGGCGACGCCGGCGCCGGCCGCGTACTCAGCGGTACGGTCGGCGACGCTGGCGATGGATGCCGCGGTCGTGAAGGACAGCACACTTGCGATCTCGTCGGCTGCGCTCATGCCGGCCACGGTGACGTTGACGCCGCCGGCGGTGCCGGCTGCGAGCGTCACCTTGAGGATGCCGGTGGCGAGGCTGGCACCCGTCCAGATGCCGCTCGCGAACAGCGCCCGGGTCGGCGCGTCGGCCTGGAACGAACCGTCGGCGATGACCTGGATGAGAGCGGCGTTGGCGATGCTGTCTGTGGCGAACTTCGCGAGCACCGTCGCCACGTCGAAGAAGTTGGCCGCGACCTTGCCACGACCGGCGGCGCTGGCCGCCAGGACTCCCACGGCCAGGTTGGTCGTGCTGACCGTGCCGCTGCCGAGGGTGCTGGCGCCGGGGCTCTCGACGTGCAAGACGTTGATGATGGCGGCGCCGCTGGCGATCGCCTTCATGGCGAAGCCGAAGAAGTAGCCCGTGCTGTCGTTCGACAGTACGGCCGCTGCGGCGTCGAGGAACAGCGGGTCGCCGGCGGCGATCGCTCCGGAGGTGGTCACGTTCAGCGCCCAGACGCCGGAGCTGAAATCGACCACCGTCTGACCGGCAGAGTCCTTGGTCTTCAAGGCGACGCCGGTCATGGTCCCGTAGAGCACGGGACCGCCGGACGCGGGCGACGCCGGGTACGTGCAGGTGACCAGGAGGCCACGGCTGAAGTCATACTTCTTGTTCGTCGGCATGGTCTTACCTCACTCTCTGGCCGTGCGGCCTCAGTTGCGGCCGGCCGCTGCGACCTTGGCCTTGTTGGGATCGCCGAGCAGGTGCGCGAACGACTCCTCGAGCTTCGTCTTGGCCTCGGTGACCTCGGCCTCGCTCGCGCCCTGGCCGTGGACCGTGCCGGAGCCGTTGACGGTGGCGAGGTACTCGGCCTCCGCCTTGGCGGCCTCGGTGACGGCGGCCTCGATGGCGGCGACGTTGAGCACGCCCGCTTCGTCGAGCTTGGCGCCCTTGACCGCGGCCTCGCTGATGCGGTCCTTGGTGATCTGCGGAAGGTCGCTGCCTTCGAGCGCCTTGGCGACGACCGCGGTGGCCTCCTGGAGGGCGACGCGACCGCGCAGGACGCCGTTCTCGGTCTCCAGCTTGGTGACGTTCTCCTGCAGCTGGACGGTCTTGGTCTCGGCCGCCGTGAGCTGCTCCTGCAGCTTGACCTCATCCATCTGTGCGCCCTCCTTGGGGGTGACTGTCTCTGTGACGTCGTGGGTTGCCTGGCCATCGTCTGTTGCGGGCTTGGGTGCGGGTGCCGCAGGTTTTCTGGTGAGCCCCTCGATGGCCGCCAGCACCTTGCCGCCGGCGCCCGCCTTGGGCACGAAGTCGACGCTCGAGAACGGGTCCTCCTCGGCGCTCCAGAGGCGCTCGAAGATGGGACCCTTGCGGCCCTCGGCCTCGCCGAACGTCGCGTCGCCGGTGGCGTAGACGCTCGTGCCGATGTCCTCGGCGAGGCTGTCGATGGTCTCGATGTAGGGAGCCGCGACGGTCACCTTGGCGTAGGCGCCGGGCCCGTCGGGGCCGTGCTCGTCGTAGGTCGCCGGCGTGTCGAGCACCGCGGCCAGCTTCTCGACGCTGCGCCCGAGATTCGCCTGCTTGGCCTCAGCCTCAGTGGGGTGGGCGATGTACATGTGCGTGCCCGCCGGCCAGGTCTTGGGGGCGTCGCGCTTGATGACTTCTTTGGAGTAGTGACCGGACGAGCCCCACCCGGGCTGGATGACCTTGATGGTGCGCTTCTGGCCCTTGGCCTCGATGATCTTCAGGGGGTCGCCGCGGACCTGGACGCGCTTCGACTCGGTCGCATCCGCAGCCACCGGCACATACGTGACCACACGCTCGACCTCGACAGGGTCGGCGACCGTGGCCTCGCCGCTCGTCGCGTCGATGGTGTAAGTGGCCTGGAACAGCTCAGGCTCACCGGTGTCGATCGAGTCAGGGCCGGCCATCTGCGTGAGCGAGTACACGAAGCGGTCGTCGTAGACGTCCCGGATGCAGACCCACATGCCGGGGTTGGCCTCTCCGACCGCCTCACGCAGTTCGTCGTCGATCTCACTGTGTGACAACTCCGCCTCGACCGCGCGGAAGACGTCTTTCAGTCTCATGCTGCTCTCCTCTTCTCAGCAGGCAGCGGCACGGAGGCAGCGGCCAACAGGGACAGGTTCACGGGTTCGCCGTTGAAGACGGGCGCTTCGTCGGGCACGCTGGCGGCGGGGTCGAGGTAGGTCTCGTCCCAACAGCGGCAGCCGGGATGCGCGGGGGTCATCATGTCGCCGGAGCTGTAGGAGTCCTCGAGGGGCAGCGGACCGTCTCCGGCGTTGCCCAGGCAGCTCTCACAGGTGCGCTCGTCTGCGGAGACTCCCCACTCCTTGAGCATGGTGAGGCCGGCAGCGTCGAGTGCACGCCCCTGCGCGAGCTGAGACTCGCCGTAGGCCATGGCGTTCTCAGTGACGGCGATGAGGTGGGCGCGAGTGGCGATGCCGAACTGGCCGCGGGCAGCGCCGTAGGTCGCGTACTTGGCGATGATCGCCTTCGCCACGCGGTCATAGCTCCAGCCCTCTTCGATGCCTTGGGAAAGGATGCTGCGCAGGTCGGCGACTGTGGTCTTGTTCAGCTCGGCGACGAGCTCGGCGCCGTGGGCCTTCATGTAGGCGGTGGCGCCCACGTCTTCGAGGGTGAACGAGATCCCCCACTGCGCCTTGCCGATCACGCGGGTGGCCGTCTTCATGGCAGCGCCCAGCGGCGGCGCCAGTTTCAGCGCGTCGCGTCCCTGACGGCCGTGCAGTACGCGGGCGATGAACTCGGCGAAGCGGTCGGGCACCGCAGCCTCGGAGGCGGGCCACTGAGAGGATTCGGTGGCGAGCATTCCACGCACATCGGCGGCCTGGCTACGGAAGACGGCGGCAGTGGCGCGCTCCATCGTTGAGACGGACGGTGCCAGCGCGTCCCACTTGCGGCGCTCGTTGGCGGCGGAAACGACTTCGCGAACGGCATGCTCAAGGAGCGCGTTCACGCTGCCTTCCCCAGGTTGGCGACGTAGAGGTCGGAGTCGAGGTCGAAGAGTGCGGTCACGTAGGAGTCGTCGTTCGTGACGGCCTGCGGAGCCGCAACGCTGGCAGCGCTCGGCACTGCCTTGGCAACGATGGTCAGTGGCAGCTCCTGAGGCGTCCTGAGCCGCCCCCAGCCGCCTGCCGAGTGAACGACTGGCTCTGGCGTGACCGCCTGGGAAAGCACGGCCTCTGGGACTGCAATGGCAGCGAGACTGTCGACGGCCAGCGCAACGATGGCCTGAGGCACGTCCACGACGGCATTCGTAATTGCCTCGGGTACAGCGATGGACGCCGCCGAGGGAACGGCCTGCGAGGCAATGACGACGGGACCAGGCAGGACTGCTGCTGGGATGCCGACCGCCGCACTGCCCGGGACTGCTTGCGCAGCGACGACCACCGGACCATGAGTGACGGCGACAGGCGTAGCAACCGTGGCGCTGTGCGCGACCGCCTGAGCGACGATCGTGTTGCGCGACGTGGCCGCAGTCGGAGTCGCCATAGAGGCCGTTCCGGGAGCGGACTGGGCAACAATCGTGTTCGTCGCCTTGACGGAGGTCGGCGTCACAATGGCGGCCGTTGAGGGGACGGCCTGCGGGGTGACGGTGTTCTTCGCGCTGACGGCTGCCGGAATCGAGACTGCAGCAGAGCTCGGCGCTGCCAGGGCGGCGACGGTGACCGCTCCGTGGACGACCGCAGCCGGCGTGCCGACACTGGCTGTGCTCGACACCGCAAGGCTGTCTACGAGTTGCCCGGCGGCGGCAGGCTGCAGGTACTCCAGCGTGTTCGGCGCCCACTTCTGCGGGGTGACCGGCGACTGCGTCTTCCCCGCCAACATACTGAGGACGTTGAGGACGCCGTATCTGAAGCCGCTGAGTGCCATGCTACTCGCACCACGTCCAAGCGACGTGCAGGACGCTGCCCGAACCGGCGCCGAAGTTCCACAGCAGCAGGGAGCCGGAGACGGCCATGGCGATCTCCTGCCCGGTGAAGTCCCAGATGATCGGGTAGCCCGCCGTCGCCGGGGTCACGATGCGGCGCAGAGGCACGTTCGATGAGATGGTCGGCGCACCGGACCATGCCGTTGCCGGGATAGCGGTCGCGGCCGGGTCGCCGGTGTCGTGCGGCTGTCCGAGCACAGTGGTCGATGCGGTCCCCTGCGCGGCCGCCCGGTAGAGGCCGATGCTCGAGGCGGTGGCGGCGTTCACCACGATCTCGACGCGCAGCAGGCGAGCACGGTCGGAGGAGGCGCCCTTCAATTCGGTGTAGCAGGCACCGGCAGCGGCAGCAGGCGTTGCGAGTCCCGCTGAGTAGACGGCCATGGCTGCCATCAGAGGGTCGCGATCTGCGGAGTGGCACCATTGAGCCACTGGACGGTGATGTCGCCGCCGTTCGGGGTCACAGGAAGGCCGCTCGACACAGTGTCGATGTAGGCCAGCAGGAACGAGACGGTGCCCGCTGCCGTGGTGCCGCCGTCGCCGCCGTCGAGCCACACGATGACGGCTTCTACGTGAACGCCGGTAACGGACGGGAACACGGCGTCGGCGGCATCGAGCACGCCCGCGGCGGCAGCGTCCACAAGCGTCATCCCGGCGGCCAGGGTGGCGACCTTGGAGGCCCCGGCGACGGTGTTCGTGTTCATGTACTCGTGGGCCGCGCTGTAGGTGTACTGCGCCACGTCGATGAGGCTCGCCTTGACGACCGAGCCGCCGGACGCCTTCCACACGACCTCGCCGCGGGCGAAGTGCTTGAGGCCAGTTGGGTACCAGATATTCGCCATGTCAGGCCTCCGTCTCGGTCTCGGTCTTGCCGGTGATGTGGCCTGACTCGTCGGTGGTGAACTTGGTGTCACGCTTCATGGGCTTGGCCTCCGGCACGTTGACGGTCACGACAGGTGCCTTGGCGGCGGCCACGTTGACAACGGGAGAAGCGACGTTCACGACGGGCGCCTCCTGCTCGGGCATGTTCACGGTCTCGTGAACCTGCACGGCGCCTTTGTCGATGTGAGTGTGGTGCTGGAATACGGGCGCCTCCCGCGGCTGTGCCTGAGCGGCGGCCAGCGCGGCAACGGACTCGGCGATCGCAGTAGTGCCGTCGCTGGTCCGCTCCGTGAGCGCCGCCCGCAGATCAACAAGTGCCTCCGCGAGGCGCGACTCGGTAGCGGCCCCGTCAGCCTGCGCCTGAGGCGTGAGGCTCGCGGGGGCCGCTGTCGGCTCGGTCTCGGGAAGGGTACCGTCCGTGGGGTGCAGGCGGTCCATGATCTCGTCGGCGTCTTCGACGTTCAGGTAGCCGAGGACGATGCGCTCGAGGGTGGGCACGTCGTCGAGCAGCTGCGCGGCGTGGCCGCCCAGGGTGACGGCTTCCACGAATGCGGTGATGAGCGTCTCGACGTCGCGCTCGAGCAGCGGCGGCCACTCGACGTGGACCTCGCGGACGATGTCCTTGCCCTCCTCGTCCTTGCCGCCCAGGATGACGATGCCGAGCTCCTCGTCTTCACGCTGGGAGTACTTGTGCAGCAGGCCGCTTGGTGCCCGCGCCGAGCAATCGAGCACGAAGTCGAAGATGTCGGCGTAGGACTCGCCCCACAGCTTCTGCAGGCCGGCGAAGACCAGTTCGGTGGGGCGGTCAAGGCTCTTGGCCGTGGCAAGGCTGCCCACAGACACATCTCCGAAGAACGTCTCAGGCAGCGACGTGGCGGCGCAGACCGCGAGCAGGAGTTGACGTCCGTCCTCGGCCGCGATCGTCGCGCCGCCGGTCTTGATCGGCTCGAGGTCGATGTTGTCGCCGAGCACAGCGACGGCGCCGGTGGTCGGCGAGGGGTTACTCTCGCGGCTGTAGGCATAGCCGGGCTGCTTGCCGAGAGTGGAGTCGATCTTCTCCTTGGCAGCGTCGACCGCCGCCTGCGTCTTGGCGCCCGTCTTCTGCTTCCACGCCCAGCGCTGTAGGCTGTGGACGAGCTTCTTCCAGTCAGCGAGGAACTCACGGTAGGCCTGCGCCCAGTCGAGCGCCGCGTACATCGCCGGGATGCCGAAGTCCATGCCCTCGAAGTCGCCCTGCTTGACGTGGTAGAGCGGCGTGTCCCACTTGATCGGGATGTCGCCGTCCACGAAGTCTGCTCGGCCCGCTGGAGCCGGCCGATAGGAGAGGTCCGGGTACGCCTCGTAGATGCGACTGGTGACGGTGCGCGTGTCACGCACGTAGAACCACGGCTCGCTCGCGTCGTCCGGGTTGGTGATGACGCGCCTGATCTGCTTGAACGGCACGCCGCGCACCTTGACCGCCCCGCTGGAGGAGTTGACGAAGAAGCGGAAGAAGACGTTGCCGTCGGTCTCGAGCGTGCGGTGAGCGCGCTTCTGCGCCTGCTGGCTACTGAAGGCGCGACGGTTGCCACGGGCGTCGAGGAAGCGCTGCAGGGGCTCGTTCAGGGGGCCCGAGGCGGAGATGTTCACGCCCTGTCCCCAGACGTAGGTCTCGCGAGCTTCGACGGCACGCTTGATCCAGGGGCTCTTGATGGCGTAGACGCGGCACTTGTGACTCATCGCGTCCAGGAACTCACGGGTGAACTTCTGGTCATCGGGGCCGGAGCCGGTGAGGCGCTGCCAGCCGGGTTCGTCGAGCATGCCCTCGGGGATCATCAGCTCGAGTTCGGCGATCATCTCCTCGAGGTGCTGGCTCTGACTGCGCGCCTGGCCCACCTGCTCACGCATGTGAGCCATGTGCGCTTCAGCCACGTCGGCCTTGCCGTTCTTGCCACGGATGCGATCGAGGACGGTCATCGCGTGGGAGCCTGACAGCGGACCCGCGGCCGGGTGCCGCAGGTTTTTCGGCGAGGCTCAGACGGGCGAGATGCCGCCGCTCTCGTCCTCCCAGACGTAGAGGACCTGGTGATCGACCGGCGGCGGCGTGTAGAAGGCCTGGATCACGGCGTCGGCGTAGTCGGTCGAACGTCCGAGGCGCTTCTTGATGTCTTCCTTGGACTCGACCTTGATGAGCCCCGTGCTGGTGGTGGTCCAGTGAGGGGCGCAGAGGTCGCCGGTCAAGATGCCGTCGACGTCGCTCGGCAGTTCATCGTCGGGCGGCAGGGCGATCTGCGAGTCGTTCGCCGGGTCGAGGAACTCGCGCATCGCCCACCACGCAGCGGAGCGCTTGTTGACGAAGCCGAGCTCGCCGGAGGAGTCGCGCGCCTCGCTGCGCTCCGAGGCGTTGAAGGCCACCACTGCCGGCGTCTGTTCACGCAGGCGGTCGACCACGCCGGCGCCCACGCCGATGACGTCGACCACGGCGTAGCCGCCATTGGCACGCAGCACGCCGAGCACGCTGCCCGTGGTGACCATCGTGTCGGCGCCGTGCGTCTCGCGCAGTTCGCTGATGACGACGCCGCGGCGCAGCGCCAGGACGGTGCTATCGGCTCCGCCGCGGGCCACGTCGACGCCGACGCAGGTGAAGGGCACCTCTGCCCCGGTGTCATGCCAAACCTGCCAACGCGCGTTGGCGGCCTCGATCCACGACAGCGGGATGACCGAGTCTTCGTCACTGGAGGCGAAGTCACCGAGCACGCGGTTGATGTACAGGGCGCTATTCTCGCCCCACTGCTGGCGGCGCTTCTCTGCCCAGGACGGGTCCATGCGCCCTGAGGCGATCGCCTGCTGCATCGTGATGTGCGTCGCGTGCCAGTCCTCGGTGCCTCGCTTCTTCTTCTGGATGTCGTAGAAGCGGCCGACGGGCTCACCGGGCGTCGAGGAAGCGATGCCGTAGCAGTGGCCGGTGGCGAACGCGCCCTCGGCGGCGTCGAAAATGTCGTCCGGGATGGCCTTGGCCTCGTCGAAGATGAACAGCAGGTGGTCGGCGTGCGCGCCCTCGATGAGCTCCTTGCGGTCAGGAGAGGCAGCGGTGGCGCTGCCGGTGGACAGCTTCAGGGAGAGGTCGAGCAGCTCCTGGTGTTCACGGAACGGCGGCCGGCCGATCGCCTGCCAGTCGAGCATCTTGGCCCACTTGTGCACCTCGGGCCACAGGTAGGCGGAGAGCTGGTGCCAGGACGATGCCGTGGTGATGATCTTCCAGTCGAGGCCGTCGCGGGTGAGGGCGAACCAGAGGATGAGGATCGCCTTGTCGGTGGTCTTGCCGACGCCGTGCGGGGCGCGGACGCACTCCCGGCCGTGCTCCACGAGGTTACGCATGGTGGCCTGCTGTTCATCGGTAAGGAACTTGCCTCCGGGCCAGATGATGCAGTCTCGGGCGAAGCCGACCGGATCGTCCCAGTAGCGGCGCAGCGGCGACACTTCACTGCGGCGCTTCTCCAGTTCGAGGACCTCGTCCCGACGGCGCTCGAGGTCGGCAAGCTCTGAGCGGCTACGCTCAAGCTCCCTGGTCAGGCGGGGTTTCGAGGGCATACTGACGCTCCAGCTTCTCTACCTCGCGGCGCTTGCGGCCGATCTCGGCGTCGAGGGCGGGGAGGATCTCCGTGATCTCGAACTGCTGCGGGGCCTTGAGCCCGAGCAGTTCGTCGATCTCTTTCTGCACGGCCAAGGCGCCCCGGTAGTCCTTGTCGTTCATGCATCGCGTGTAGAGGTCGTGCTTGCGCGCCAAGGATCGGCCGAACTCGATCGGGCGCTCGTACTCGCCGGCCGCCTCGATCAGCACCTTCGCCTTGGCGATGTACGTGTCGACCGTGTGCGGTCGGCACCGCCAGTCCGAGTACTTCTTTGCGACGTGGTCGAGGATGTGCTGCCGGTCGAGGCCGAGCAGCGACAAGCGGTACACGATGTTGACTCGGGCCATGACGGACGCCCTGGTTCCTCTGGCGCTCACGATTCCGCCCACGTCCTGCCGTGAGCTGCCCGACGAATCGTGCTCGTGCTCACGCCGTAGTGTTCCGCCAGCCGCTTCGCCTCACCGTAACCAAAGGTTCGTCCGCGCAGGGAGGCGACGACTTGCTCGGTCAGCTTGGCCATCGGGTGTTCCGCGCCATGGAAGACGGGGGTGCGTATCGTCCCGTGACGACGCTTGTCGTCGGCGTTCTCTGTGGGTAGCGCCCAACGCAGATTATCCTCGGCGTTGTTTCTCGAGTTTCCGTCACCGTGAGCAGCTTCGTGGAGAGGCGTCGGGCGCGGACCATGAAAGGCCTCGCATACGAGCACGTGCACCCCAACTTTACCCCGACCACTGAGCCTGACGTAGAGGTACTGTCTCGCGCTCCCCGCGCCCCATGGTCTCAAGACGCGCCCCTTCATCCCTCGCACCCTGCCAGCAGACGACACGGCACAGGACTCACAGCCGGGGACGGTGCGCCATTCTTCACCGGGGGCAGAGATGGCGAACTTGGGAATGCTGGCCTCTGACGTACTCATGCCCTCAGCCTGGGCCGCCCCTGCCGACGCGGTGCCGCAGGTTTCGTTCCGAGGCACACGTAGCCTCCCGGCAAGCGAACGCCAACGATGAGAAGCCGGCGGCGGCGCAGCCTGCGGATCGACGACTCGACCGACTTGCGAAAGCGCGCCGGCACGCCGAGCATGCGCCAGGGGCTGACGATGGTGGCGGAGTGGCTGAGGAAGAAGCGCTCGAGGATCGAGTCGAAGTCCGGGTCGCAGGCGGGGTCGTAGTCGCGGCGGCCAAAGAGGCAGGGGCTGCAGAAGCAGGCGCCGCGGTGCTCGTCGCTAGCCAGGATGCACCCACACGCAAGGCAGCGGCGCTCATCCTCGTGGGGCGTCGCTGTCATGGTCGCTCGCGGTCTCGGGGCGCAGGGCACACGAGTCACGCTAGGGCAGAGCGTGAGGCTGCGCTATGAGTGGAGTTAGTGTCGAATCAATGCCCGGAAACCGGGCGCGCAGCCGGATGCAGTCGGACGGCGGGTCACTCAGGAGGGGTAGGAGAAGCGGACTTCGAGCCTAGCGAGGCTCAGAGGGTGCGACAGGAAAGAGGGGCGCGTGGTGGGCGATGTTGGGTTTGAACCAACTTCACCTTTCGGCTCAGGCGGGTTTTCTAGCCTCGCGTGCCGCCCCCAGATCCACGACGGCAGCAGATTCAGTGTCGAAACAATGCTGCGACGACGCCGCCAGCTTTTTCGCGGCCGCGTCCCACGCCTGGCCGTACCGCTTGGCGGCGTCCGACAAAGCGCCTGGCAACAGGTGCCCATAGATGCCCAGCGTCGTCGCCGAATCCTTGTGTCCGAGCTGCGCCTGCACCTCCAGTATCCCGGCGCCGCTGGCAAGCATCTCAGAGGCGACCATGTGTCGCAGGGCATGCATGTGCAGGGGCGCGACGTGGCGGCGCAACAGGGTGGCGCGCAGACCCTTGGTGAGGTCGTCGGGCTTCATCGGTCTGCAGACAGGGGCGGAGTCCGACCAGGACAAGCCGGCGAGCATGGCGGATGCCTGCGCCTTGCGCTTCGCCTCGGCGATGACGGGCACGAGCGGCGGTGCGGCGGGGATCTCGCGGTAACCAGCTGCCGTCTTGGTCGCAGCCCGCTTCGCTTCGCTGCCGGCCTGGCGCACCTGCTCGTGGACGCGCACTGTGCCGGCGGCGAGGTCGACGTCGCTCCAGCGCAGCCCAAGCACCTCGCCGCGGCGCATCCCGGTCGCGGCGGCAATGACGACGGGCAGGTGATAGCGCGTGCCTTCGAGCAGGGCGAGGTACGCCTGCACCTCGGCGACTCCAGGCGGCTGCACGTGGGCGCGGGGCAGGCGCGGCGCCTTGACTGCGGTGACGGGGTTCGCTGGCAGGCTGCGCAGCGCGACGGCCCATGCGTAGGCGCCGCCAAGCGCGCCACGGTAGTCCCTAACGGACTTGGGGGCAAGCCCTTGACCATCATGCCGGCCCTTCGCGAGCAGGAACGCCTGCCACTCAGCGACGTCGTCGGGGGTGAGGTCGGCGGCGCAGATCGTGCCGAGCTCCACGTCGTCGCGCACGACCACGTTGACGATGTGATGGTCAATGGCCTGGCGGTAGTGGTGCCTCGTCGTCTCGGCTACCTCGGTCGCGCAGTAGTCGCGCATCCAGCGCTCGAGCAATTCGGCGACCGTCTCGCTCGACTGCACCGGCGCCGCGAGGGCTTCCAGCAGCGCGTCGCCGTCAGCCTTGGCCTCGCGCTGCAGGCCCCGCCAGGAGGTCGTCTCACGCCGCGAGCCGCCGCCGGCGAGGGGGACGCGGACGACGGCTCGCCAGCGTTTGCCGGACTTCGCTTGGTAGGGCTCCAGGTGGTAGTGGAGGGGGGCGGTTCTCACGCCTTGTGCTTCTCCACCCAGAACGTCGCCCCCGGCAGCACGACGCGGGCGGCGCCGCCGGCGTAGACAACCTCGAAGCGCTCGGGCCCGCCGGTGCCGTACTCAGCGCGAGCGTCGACGATGGACTCGACCGCGAGACTGACGACCTTGCCGTCGACGAGCGCCACGCCGTAGACGCTGCGTCCCTCGGCGAGCGCCGCCATGGCCGCCTTCGTGGCGACGGTCTCGTGTCCGGCCATGCGGCGCAGCTTGTCGCTGCCCCCCAGAGCGGCGTCGACCACCGCCCCCACCTCGCCGTTCCTGTCGACCTCGTCTTCCCAGACCATGTCGGTCACTCTACACCTCCGCAACACAGTTGCAGTTGACTCGCATCCGGCTCTTCGGACTCCCGCACCGGCGCGCCGGGCTTGACCATGTACACACGCTCGGGGTGGTGGAAGTCGACCACGCGATAGCCCGCCGGCCCTGCCTCGACGACGAAGCCGATGCGCTCGGCGCACACGCGAGCGTCACGGGCCGCGGTGCAGAGCTCGCCGCTGAGCGCGTTGGGAGCCAGCTTGCGCGGTCGGCGCCACTTGCCCCAGTGCGTGACCAGGTCCATCAGCCAGTGATCGGTGAAGCGCGGGTCCCAGCGCGGGTTCTCGCAGTCGCTGATGAGGTCGTCGGGGGCGACGCCGGCAAAAGGGACGGGGACGGTAAGGCTGGTCAAGCCGCGTCCCTCCGCCCGATCCGCGGCCAGTTGAGCGCATGCGCCACTGCTGCCTGCGCCGCCGGCAGCTTGGCGATCGGGCCGCCGTAGGCCTCGCGTGCCATGCACCACAGCAGGTAGGCATCGACCTCGTTGTTGTCGTCGTGCCCCTCGCCGAGATGGAAGCGGCGCACCGCGGCGGCGATCATCGCATCCTTGGGCGAGTTGCCTTTGCCCGTTGCGAACTTCTTCAGCGTCGCCGGAGAGATGAGCACGGTCGTCACGTCGTGCTCGTAGAGCCACAGCCGCACGATGTAGCCGAGGCCGGCGATCTGGTACAGGGACGAGCCCTTGCTGCCGAAGCTGAAGTCCTCGATCACCACGACGTCGACGCCGAAGGTGAGGCGATAGATGTCGTGCGTCAACTCCGTGAGACGGTCGTAGCCCTTCTGGCGGCTCGTGATGCGGCTGGGCTCGCCGTTGAGGCAGACGCCGGTGCAGGTCAGCGACAGGTCCAGCGCCAGGATGGAGGGGCGACCCGAAGGCCGCCCCCCTCCCAGCTCGAGCTGCGCGCTCACGCGGCGCCGACCTTGGCGCTGGCGTCGCCGCGAGCGATCGCCGCTTCGGCAGTCAGCTCGACGATGAGCCGCTTGCCGTAGTCGAGGCCACCGATGATGCTGCGTTGCTTGCGCACGAGGCCGTCGTCCTCTCCCCTCACCTGGTAGTCACCCATCGGTCCATCCGAGATGCCCTGCGCTGCCAGGTAGTCAGCCACGAGCTCGCCGTACCTGGTCTTCGCGCCGATCTTGGTGACGACGGGATCCTCGAAGCCGGGGTAGATGGCGACGACGACGGAGACGGCCGCCAGCGGTTCGGGCTTGGGATCTGCCACGGGCTCGGGTTCCTCCGTCTCAGCGATCGCCTCTTCCGTCTCGCCGCCGGCGTCCACCGTCTCATCCCCTGGCGCAGGCGCCGGGTACAGCGGGCAGTAGGTCTCGCCGTAGACGACCTCCATGAAGGCCGACACGTCGGCGCCCTGCTCGCACACGTACTTGCCCTCGAACTCGCCGCTGGTGTGGGCGGCGAAGAAGCCGCACGGGGCGCCGATGCAGTGCTCCTGGTAGACCAGCCCTTCTTCGTCTTCGGGCAGGCGGGACGTGGCCCAGGTGCCCGCTTCGGCGCCTTTGGGGATCTGCGCTTGGTCGCTGATGAACACGAGCTTGCCCTTGGCCGCGTGCAGCGACTGCAGGTCGAGCAGGGCCTGCGGCGCGTTGTCGACCTCGAACTTGAGCTCGCCGCGGAAGTTGGGCTTGATGGCGCCGCAGCCGCTGAACTCGACGCTCTCGAACGTGGTGGTGGGGAAGGTACTGTCGTCTTCCATGTGGTCGTGTCCTCCTGGATCTGTCATGGCCAGCGCACCTGACGTGCATCGGCCACCTTGTGGGCAAGCGTGGTGGGAACGGTGGTGCGGGTGAACTCGTAGACGTCGGCGATCACGAGCCCCGTCTCGTCGCGGTAGGCGCTGGCGAGGTCGAGAGCGTCAGCGGTGACGACCTCGACGACCCAGAGCTCGCCGTCGGGGGTCTCGACTGCGTCGCCGGGCTTGACCAGGGCGGCGTAGTCGTCGGCGCCGGGTGGGCTGGTAGAGTTCTCCATGCGGGTGCCTCCTTCAAAGGCGCTCGTCACGCCCCGGGCCGGTCCATCGGCGCCGGGGCACTTGTGTGGGATGGTGCGGGGGCAGGTGAGGGTCACGACGCTTCTTGCTCGGCTCGCGGTATCGGCGGCAACGTCGCGCCGATGGGCAGCGGCTCGGACTGGCGCCGCTTGTCACGCTTCGTCCGCCGCAGCTCCTCCAGCTGGCGATCGCCGATGAGGATGAGGAGGTCGGGCTGCTTGACGAGCCGGCTGGTGAGAACCGCGGACACGTCGCCGGAACCCTTCAGCGATTCGACCGCGGCTACGAGGGCACGTTCGCAGAGGGCGTCGCGCTGCGGCCTCTCGAACTCTGCCAGCGCTACCTGGCAGGCCTGGCAGACGTGCTCGGCGTAGAGGGTGAGCTTGTCGTCGAGCGGGCCCGGCTTGCCCACCTGCTTCTGCTGCTGGGGGTGAAGGCTTGCCCGCATCGCCCTGCGCAGCGCCGCCGAGGCAGCGTCCGAGTACTGGCGAGCGGAGCAGGGCTGGCCGTCGCAGGTCTCAGCGTTCGACACGGTTGCATCATGCGAGTCTGCCGGCGGATCGCCTGCCGCGTCACCTGGCGTCCCAACAGGCTCTTCCTCCTGCTCGATAGAGCATCCCCGCTCTGGAGTTGTGCACATATCC